TCAATAAATCAATCATTGTTACTAGATATTAAAAGAAGTGGTGATTGGGAACAATGTAATGCTGCATACGTGATTAATAAGTTACAAGAACAATCAACTTTGAAAAATAGAGTTGTTTTATGTTCATTAGACAGATTATGTGCATTATACTCTAGATGTATAGGTCAGAATACTATGTGGCATTATGGAACACATCTTAAACTTTTTAGATTCCCTGGTAATATTACTCCAGAACAGAAAAGCATTATGGAAGGAGCTATAGCTCATAAGAAAAGTATTTTAGTTGATACATTAAAAAGTGAACTACCTAAACTATTAACAGCATTAACAGATAAACGAGTTTTGTTAAAACTATTATATTCTGACCCATCTTCAAGATTAAAAGGTTTTAAATACAATACAACACTAGATAATTGGATTACATCTATTGCAAAAGGAATGTTACAAAAAACAGATGGCGTAATTGAAGGATTAATAGGTCAATTAAATACTGCAACCCAAAATCTTCAAAACCAAGATGAATATTTAGAATTAATGAAAAGGTTTTTTACGTATTTATCATCAATTTGTGGACAAACTATAACAATTTACAATAGTCAAACGTTTATTGACGGTTATTTGAATAAATTTACAGGACTAGATAAGTGTGTTTTTTTTTATTACAATTATAATTTGCTTTTGAATTTAAGAGACTTGTTATTTCCAATTTTATCATTTGACCCTACGAGATTACCTAGATCTATTTCACTAAAAAATTATAAGGAAGAATTATTATCAAAAGGATTTTTTTCCTCGCTTGAAACATTAAAGGATTTGTTATTATTACCGGAAAAATTTTTAAATGCTATTAAAGCAGTACCATACGAGGGGTTCGGTGAAAAACCAAATGTAGGTTATTATAAAAAATTGCAACAACTGTTCAAAGAAAAATATAAAATTCAGGTGGGTGGATTAAAACGTAAAAAACATGGTGAGGGAGAAGAAACTGATGAGGGAGAAGAAACTGATGAGGGAGAAGAAACCGATGAGAGGAAAAAAAGGAGCCTTTTTCATCATTCCAAATCTACTGAATCGGAAAGTGATTTTACTAAATCATTATTAAATAATTTACTTGACAATCTGGAAATTGATTTAACAAATGAATTTGTAATATTTTTGTCAACCGTTGTTGATATATGTTTTTCGTATGTTCCAAGATATTTATCATTCGACGTTTTTTATTCAACTATTAGTAATGTAGTCATATCACCTGAGGACTCTACATTAATTGAAATAGCAATTATTGATTTTTTAGAAAATTCTAGTATTCTTTTTAAAAACGCATTAGAATTAAATGAACAAATAGTTAATTTACCAAAGTATTTAAAACTTATCAATAATTATTTACAAATTTATTTATTTTTATCATGTTTTTATGTTTTAAGAGATGTAACCTTTTTAGCGGAACATAGTGAACTTATTGAATCTTTAAAAAGTGCAGAATATATTGTTAAAACTCGTGAAGAATTAGAATCATATTATGAGTTTGTAATGGACTTATTAAATGAATTCTATAAAGAATATTTACCTCCTAATTTTACTCGATTTATTTATAATGAAAACACTGATTTCATGATAAAATTCGCGATTAGATTACTTTTTAATAAAACAATACCATCAAATAATTTATTATTAACTATCATAGTTTTTTTCCAAAATTATTTTAAATATGTCTTATTGTTAAAATATTCGGGTTCTGGTTTAACTGATGGTTCTTTGATAGGTTATTATCAGGGTAGTATTAATGACTTCAATGATTCTTACCAACTAAATGCTTTTTTTAAAAAATTAAATCTTATAGATCAATTGAATAAAGATACAAGATTTGGAAGCATCAGTTGGGAAACGCAAGAAAATGTAAATATCTACTATAATTTTTCAAAAATTGTATTTCTCTTAATGACATATTTGTACAATCCACAAGTAGCTGTAAGTACTGTAAATCAACTTTCATTGTTAAGAGGTGGGAAAAAAAGAATGTTAAAAACTAGAAAAAATAAAACAAAACATCAACAATATAAAGTTAAAAAAATAAGAAATTCAAAAACACATAAAAAATCTAAATAACAATTTCAGAAAGAGTTTGTTTTCTCCTATTGATGCAATAATGAGAAAAATTATAATATATATGGTAATAAAATAATATATAGGTTTTTAATGTAAAATTATTATATTAAAAAACAAAAATTATGAGTACAAAAGTAAATCCTAAAACATTGCAGAAACAACAAGCAAACACAATAGATGAAAAACACAATGAATTATTAGAACATTTTCATAAAAACGAGACAAAAAAGATACCCGAAATTGAAGAGGAAATAATTCTCTTAAAGGAGAAAATAAAATGCTTAGAAGAGAACCAAATAGAGCAATATTTGGATATACGTGATAAAATTCTCTCTTTACGTAATGAGTTAAAATTATTGAAGAATGAGAAAAAAAAGTACTTACTAGATAATTCAAAGTATATTTTCCAGTATTTTGAACAAAAACAGCAAATATCTAGTGGTACAGTGACTAAACAAAATTCTAATGTGGTAAATTCCTTTTTTAAAATAAAGGCCAGCAATCCCGAATCGGAAAATATTTCTGCAGAGAAATATAATCAATCTAAGAAAACGTACCAAAATTATTGGCGTAATGTGAATAATGAGATGGCAAATATTCAAAATTTTATCATTACGTCCGATGTTTGTGAGATTTGTAATAACGGAGAGATGATTCCCCAAGACGAAGAAGGAATTCTTATTTGTAATAATCAAGATTGTAGTAAATTTATCACATATATAATTGATAGTTCTAAACCTACTAATAAAGAGCCCCCTAATGAGGTTTCTTATACTGCATATATCCGTCTCAACCATTTCAAAGAGATTCTATCACAATTTCAAGCCAAAGAAACTACTCAGATTCCAGAGGAAGTAATAAATGCAATTAAAGCACGTATTAAGAAAGAGCGTATTAAGGACATGTCTCTTATTAATTATGATAAAATGCGAGATATTTTAAGAAAACTAGGATTTAATAAATACTTTGAGCATATTCAATATATTAATTCTTTATTTGGTATTAAACCACCTATTATGAATGAAGAATTACATGAGACGCTTTGTGTATTATTTATTGAAATCCAAAAACCATGGGCGGTTCATTGTCCGGCAAATCGTACTAATTTTTTTAATTATACTTATACACTTTATCAGTTATGTGTTTTATTAGACCAAACCCAATATTTACCCTATATTCCGATGATGAAAGATAGGGAGAAACAATTAGAGCAGGACATGATTTGGAAGAAGGTATGTAATGATTTGGATTGGGAATATTTTCCGTCTGTATAAGCTTTATAAGTCTTATAAGCTTTATAAGTCTTATAAGAAGAAAGGGACAACCTACGGTTCCAAAACGATAGGTTAATAATAAATTATTAATAAACTATAAATACTTTTTTGACTGTAGTAAACCTTTACTATTTTTATAAAATAATATTCAAAGAAAAAGGAAGGGGGTTAGGGGGAAACCGTTGGTTTCCCTCTACCCTCTACTAAGGAATATTCTTTTTAGAACAATAAAAAAAGGTCAATGATTAACTAACTTTTACAAAACAAATCTAAACGAATCTTTTACTCAAATAAATAGGGTCACATTGCTCCCACTGTATATAACAGGATTGTCAACCGTGATGATGTTTTCATCATAATCCACATTGATAATGGTAGAATCCTTACCAAGAAGCTCACTATACACTATGTCTCCAACATTGAATCTGTCCATCGGACCGTTAACTCGGATATTTACGTCGTCCCGATTGGCGCTTCCATATACTAGCATAGTATATAAACTGAATATCTCCTCATGAGTGGGAGGAAGAATGAAATATTCCGACAACTGATAATCAATGTCAGTAATGTAATTAATGGACCAAGTAATGCAGTAGCGTGACGACATCTGAAGATTGACGAAACCGTGTTCGTCTGGAGCGAAATGCTCAGCACCAACGGGGACGCCGTCAATCTTCAGCTCCTGGTCCATTTGGAAAGGTAAAACATTGCCGGCGAAAGGTAAAACATTGCCGGCGAAAGGTAAAACATTACCGGCATTGTCGCAGAAATAAAGTACAGCAGATTGATTTGCAACAGGCCGTATGGCCAATAGGGTAGTATCGTCAATTCTGGTGTAGTAACCAGTGACGCCCAAAAGAAAGCTAGGAAAAGACATGTTGGCTCGGTAGATTTCCCTACTTAGATTGATGAATAAAGTATTCAATTTTTTAACAATATTTTGTTTTTCTTAACTTTACGTTAAATCCTCAAAAATTATTTAGCAATAGTACATTATAGGATGGATAGTAAAGATATTCAAATACTGCAAAAAGATGCGATTATAAACAAATTGAAACATGAAAATGATAAATTAAACGGTATAGTAGAGACTCTCAAAAAACAACTAGAAAAATATACAAATAATGAACGCCATAAAAAGTATTATGAGCAAAACAAAGAAAAAGTAAAAGAAAATGCCAAGCTTTACCTTAATCGGTTGAAGGTTGAAAACCCAGATAAATTGAAAGAATATAGGCATCGGGCATACATTAAGCGTAAACAGAAAATAATCACACTTGATGAATACAGCGAATAATGAATTTATAAATTTATATGATTCTTTCTAAAATCATATAAACGAACTTTACAAAAAAATTATGTTTTTAAATACCTATTAATATTGGCTGCATTTACATAGCCATCTTGAGACCACCCATTAAATTAATTCCCGCTGCGGCGCCTAAACCACTCCTACTGGAAGCCCCGGCAGCGGGAATGAATACGTCAAGAATGCTAAATACAGCGGCGGCAGTTAAGGCAATAATTACAATCTCTTCAACATTAAGAGCCTTCTTAGGGATAAGCATAGCTACGACAGCAACAGCTAAACCCTCAATCAAGTACTTAATAGCACGTTTAACAAGTTCGTTGAAATCAAACATATTGCTCATTTTGATTATATAATATAATCAAACAAAATAATTTTTTTCATTAATATTCCTAAAATAAATAATATTATATGTTCCGAAATCACTTAAATAGTATTTTTCTTAAAATTCTATATTTGCTAAAGATGTCAACCTTTGAAAAGAAACTTCTACCAGATGGAAAAAAGAATCCTAAATATATTGACTTATGCGACGAGGACCAATCAATTGCCGGGCAAAAATTTTGCTGTATGTCATTTGTTTCCCCCGAAAAAATACTTAAAAAGCGCGAGGTTCTCCTTTTCAATTCTTTCGTAAAGAATTGGGATTTTTCTAAATCTATGGAGCGTTATAAGGATTTCATCAACTTTTTATCCTATAAATATAATCTAAAGGTAGATGATGTAATTACTGATTTTAATGACTTCATAAAAGAGGAGGGTGATAAGATTAAGAATGTGGGTGTAGAAGATGACTATAAAAACTTCGTAGATAAACATGAGGAGAAGTTCAATGAGCAATTTAATCGCGACCACGCATTCCAGACATCTGTTCGTGGTCTTAAGGTTCGTGGTGTTTTTGCTACACAGGAAGAGGCGGAGAATAAATGCAAGTCTTTAAGAAAGCATGACCCAAATCACGATATTTTTGTTGGTCCAGTGGGTATATGGATTCCTTGGGATCCGGATGCCTACAAGACTGGTAAGGTTGAGTTCTTAGAGGAGGAGTTAAATCAACTCCATAATGAGAAGATTAAGAACGAGAGTTTGGCGAAAGAAGAATTTGATAAGCGTGTTATGGAAACCAAGCGAAAGGCAATTGAGGAGAACATTAAGTTGGCTAAGAAGAGTGGTAATGTGTTGACCCAAACTATTGATGATGATGGTAATTTGATTGGTGTTAAGGAGAAGGTCAATTTTGACGAGAGAGAAGTAGCCGATGTTGAGTCTACTAAATTATATAATGAGTTACAGGTAAAGAAGGCAGTAGATGCCGTAAATAACATTGATTCATCGGATGTGCAAAATAGAGGGAAACCGTAGGTTTCCCCCTAACCCCCTTCCTTTTTCTTTGAACATTATTTACACCGATGAAGATTTGCCTTTTAATTCATTTATCGGCAACGTTACCAGTGAAAATCTAGTAGAACGCCTTTCGGGCGTTCCATTTTAAATCTTCAAGGGTGTATAATAGCTCAAAACGGTAGGTTACTGGATTTTCATTTTAAAAAATTTGTTCAAAACAACATATAATAACAACACTATACTTGCAGTTATTATATTTTATTCCTACTGAGGAAAAAAGGAAGGGGGTAAGGGGGAAACCTACGGTTTCCACCTAGTGTATAAAAACAATAAAGGTATACTGCAGTAAAAAAAGTATTTATAGTTTATTGATATTTTATTAATATAAATTCCAGTAACCTACCGTTTTTAGCTAGTGTAAGATTCATGGGATGTGTAAATATAATTAAAATATCAGAAAAGATATAAACGTTTTAAGTTTATATATTTTAATCATTATGCATTCATTTTGTCAGTTGGTTCATAAACAAACTACTGATTATGAAACAAATAAAGAATATAGTAATAAACCATTAATAAACATACTATTACAAATTTTTTTATTAAATCCAATTCATTATTCTATAAAAGCAAAATTTGATTTTTTTAAAACGGTTTTGGATAACCAGTTTATTAATATGGAAACAAAACGAGATTTTATAACTGTTTTTTCTACTATACAGAAGAATTATTGGTTACTAAACCGATTCGTACATAATTTTAAGTTGAAGAAAGCACCATTTTTAATACGTAATGATTTAATCTTAACACCGATTAGTGAATCCAGTCATAATGTAATAACTATTTTACAAAATAATAATAAATATCTATTCACTGTGAATGACTTACGTAATATTATTGAAGTCGCGTTATCTAATTCCCCATATATGTTTGCGAATCCAAGCCCTCCTAAAAATCCATATACCAACATGCCATTTAGTAAATCCATCTTATATCAAATTTATTTTTTTATGAAACATGGCAATTTCCTATTATCAAATTTATTTCATAACTATTTTTTATGTAATTTTAATTTGACTTCATTTAAGTGTGAGAATGAATTTATTATTCGTAAAAAATATATTCAACAATATTTGAAAAACATGGATAATGACGATTTATATTATTATAGTATTTGTATGTTAAGCACTACAAAATATACTAGAAGAATGAAAATAAATAAAGGATTCCCCAAAAAATTATTTATTGATATTATGATGCCCTATTTAAAAATTTATGTTAATTATTTGTATTCATTAGATGTTTGTGAAAGAAAATCCATGGCATGCTTATTGAACATGCATTTAAAGAAATTTTACAAATTTAATCCAAAGTTTGGTAGAAAATACGTTAGACATATAAATGGAAAAGCCATTGATGTATCATACGATACTTCGCATGTTAATTTTAGTGGTATGGAATATTCTACAGATTATAAAAAATCTCATTTAGAATTAGATGAGAATATTTATGGGAATGATTTTTCACTATACGATGGAAACGTAAATCATAATCGTAATGGAGTTAGTTATTATGCAAATGAAGAAGAAAGTTTAAGTGATGAAAGCTCAGGCAGTGAAGATACTGTGTAAATTAATTAATCAAATATTGCGTTTTCTTTTACAAAGCAAGATTTTTACCATTTTGATTTCTTCACATTAATCTGTTGTCCTGTGCGTTTCTTACCTTTACTCGGGTCATACGCTTCATCTTCATCATCAGAACCCATGTTCTTAGATATTTCCCAGAATTCCTTAGATCCCAACTTGAAATCAGGGTGGTCCTGGGCCTTGTACCAGAAAATCTGGTCATTTAACTTATTGGACTTTGCGTTGTTATTTATAACTAAACATTCATAATTCTCCGTAGTCTGGTCCATGACGGCA